CACTGGACAACTTATACCTGGTATAGTATAATTACTTAGTGTAAAAGTTTACATAACTAAATAATTACTCGTAACTTATTACGGAATCAAGATAAATGAGCGACTTATCAGCCGCAACAGACACTATATCACCTCTAACAGCAGTCCTCTGGGTTTTTTATCCCATGGCTGCTTTAGTATTGATTGAACTTATTCTTCGTACATTTAACAATGACGATGATGATGACGATGGTGGTAAAGGAATCAGAATAACAAACCCACAAATGGCAACCGTACCTACAGGAGCATAATGTATCAATTAATCTTCGTAGCAGCAGTAGCATTTACTGCATACACAAACGGATTATCATTCGTTTTTAATTAACAATCACAGCTGAGGAGCACAAGCTTAAATGACTCGTTTAAAATCTAAACTATTAGAAATTCCACCGTCAGCACATGGCATTTTGGAATTTGCTTTTTTCTGCGGAGTAGGTTTCACCGCAGGATCTCTAGGATTAATCTAATGACAACTACAACACTGACAGATGAACAATTAAAGTTAAGGCAACAAGTCTTATTGATTCTCTTTAGAGAATTTGGAAATGGAAAATATTCAAATCAATCAATCTACAACTGTGCAGATGAGTGGATAGAGAAAGGTCATAAGATATCTGCAGGTGTTGTTAGTTATTACAAAGCATACTATAATTCTTTGGATACTAAATAGATTACTTGCTATATAATAATGCAAAAAATAATTAATGTACTTGCTGTTGCGTCTTTCGCTTTATCTGGTGCCATTGCTGCTAGTGGTGTATATGTATATGTCAATAGAGATTCCATCATTGACGGCATTAAATCACAAGTTATGGGAGGCATTGGTGGAGCTGCTCTAGGTGGTGGTGCTCTTACTGGAGATGTAGGATTACCTATAGATACACAACCACAAGCATCTGCTCCTGTTCCACAATCTTCTCCTTCTGAAATTCCTAACTTCTAAATAAGCTAGTTGCTTTATTTAAATGGCTGACGAAGTAAAGGAAGAAGTAGTAGAAGAAGTTGTCGAGGAAAAGAAGAAAGGTGTCTTTGGTAAAGTAAAAGATGCCATTCTTCCAGACCCCGAAGAACAAGCTGCTATCATTAGTACATTTGTTCGTATTACTGTTCTTGCCTGGTCGGGTGGAATATTGACTCTTAATTATGTTGCTATTCCAGGTGTACCACAACAAAAAATAGATCCTACCTTCATCGCTTCGGTGTTTACTGGAGTTTTAGCTAGCTTCGGAATTCAGACTGCATCTAAAAAAGGTGACGGTACTATGAAGATGAATGGTAATGGTAATGGCGGTGGTAATGGTGGTCCTGCTCCTGCTACTGCAAAGGACATTGAAGCAATCTTAGCAAAGGCTGGTCCTACTCAAACAATTAGAATTGAGCAAGCACCTCTTAAGATTACTACTGATACTGATAACAAAGAAACATTTAAAATGTAATTATGGAAACAATTATTAAAGATCTTCCTTTACCTAAAGAGGTATTGGAAGTACAAGAAGCACTACCATTACCAGAACCAGAGTCTGGTGGATTGAGTGGTGGAGAAATTGCTATCGTTGCAATTCTAGTTGGTGGTGCTTTGGCACTTCTTGTAAAAGCAAAATGCTGTAAAAAGAAATGAAAAAAATTAAAGAACTTATCAAAACTTCATTCGACAAAGGAGTTGAATTAGATAAGAAGATCCTAGAGAAGATAGAGAAGAAGTTTAATCTATCTCCTTATCAAAGTAAGTGTGCTAACGCTGCTATTGGATTTATTATTGGTGCCATTCTTTTATAATGGAAACCAAATGGTCTGCACAGATTCTACTTTCTTCTAATCGTTTGAAGAAGGTGGAATTTTTTTGTGAATCTAATTTGAGACAAGATGCTGAACAGAGATGTAAAGCATTGTATGGTGTATCTGATGTTCGACAATTAACTAGGATATGGAATTAACTGAAGAGAATGTAATGAAGGTTCTAGAAGAACTTATACCCTACATTGAAGCAGATGGAGGGTGGTTAGAGTTTGTAGAGATAGAGCATGAAACAAACTTCGTTAAGGTACGATTGGGTGGTGCATGTTCTACCTGTGCAATGAGTGCTATAACATTGAAGCAAGGTATAGAAAGTAAACTAACTCATGAGATACCTGATTGCTACGGTGTTATTCAGGTTTTATAAATAAATTTATAGTGTAAGTAAGAGTAATGGCATCTCAGAGAACTTTGATAGCTGGAGCACAGGAAGCATGTGCTGTAAATACAGGAACTGCAAAAAGTTTCAGTGAGGCAACTTGTGTTCGTCTTTATAATGGCACAGGTACTGCTAGATTGGTAACGGTTGTGGAGGAGCAGAGTGGTGATGTTGTTGGTAGTTTTACTATACTAGGTAATTCAGTTGAGTTTCTTGAGAAGAAGCCTTGGCAATGTGTTTTTGCTGCTGATAACACTGTATTAGGTGCAAAAGTAGGATTAACAGGTTAACAACACATAGTCAGTGAGTCCACACATAAGTAGGTATTTTTTACTACAATGTGCTATAAATATGGTTAGTACGGGATTGAAGAATCATGCCCCTGACTCAACAAAATCATTACACTGTCGGTTATCACGATAATCAATTACAACATTATGAAATATGTGAGTATGCAATGAGTGCATACGATGCAATAGAACACAGCAAAGAGGATGTACCCGAATTACAGGTGCATCCTCATTTTGTTGATTACTGTAGAAATAATTCAGAGATTGATAACATCTCTCGTCTTATGGCTGCAGGTATTCCTATGGGACATTAATTATGAGAGACGAAATTATGTGGTGGATGAGCAGAATAACTATCATGCTCACTTCACTCTTTTTATCAATGACATTAGCAGCACAAGCATATGCTGCAGAGATACAAATGGGTAAGGATGGGATGCTAGTTTTTGCACCATGTGAATTAACTATTAATGTTGAAGACACAGTTACATTTGTGAATAATGAATTGCCTCCACATAATGTAATGTTTGCCGATAATCCAGAACTATCACATGGAGATTTATTATTTTCTGCTGGTGAAACTTTTGAAGTTACATTCCATCAAGCAGGTGATTATCACTTCCAATGTGATCCTCATGCAGGTGCTGGTATGAAGGGGGTTATCCATGTTCAGTAATTTTGTACAATGGATAGGGCAGAATATGAATACTCTTGCCCTATTCAGTTGGGTTATGTTTCTACCTATAGCGTTTTATTCCATAGATGCTCCTAGAAACCCCCATAGATATAAACATAAGTGATAGGAGGTTTATGCTATCAACACAATACAGATTGAGACTTGAAGCAATTTGTAAAGACATTGCTGCTGGAACAGATGTTAGTTTAGAAGATATGATATGGGCAGAGAAATTATCTAAGGCAAATACAGCAGCAAGAGGTATGTTGAACACGGCAAGAAGAATGTCAATGGATCCTACAGATTCTTTTCTGAATGAGTTGAACATTGGAGACCCCGACTCAACTCATCATCGCAGGGGTTTCGGAGATCCTCAAGATGTGGTAGACTGGTTTCACAATGAAAGGTCTGATGACTGGAGACAAAGAGATTGAGTGAAGTTGTTCATAGTGTAAATATTATGTTGGCTATACTTCTTGTAGGGGTATGTGTTACAATATACTGGATATTTAAATACGATGATTGGTATCCTAACACCCATACTCATATCCATGTCTCCGAATCAGATGGTTCAGGACATACGGAACTGGGAAGCAGAGCAGAATAGAACTCCCGCAGAAGAATCTATAAATAGATCACTAGAAGATCTATTGGAGGAAGAAGATGGGAGCAATGGTTCCACCGTCAAGGAAGAGTTGTTACAATTTCCGAGTGACGAAGATAGTAAAAGTATTAGACGGGGATACGATAGATGTTCTGATCGATCTTGGATTCGATTTATTCAAGAAAGAACGGGTAAGAATTGCGGGTGTAGACACTCCAGAAAAAAGAACTAGAGATAAAGAAGAGAAGGCATTAGGACTTGATGCTACTGCATGGATGAAGGATAAACTTACTGAAACTATTAAAGGTGATGAAGAACTCACTATTAGAACTGAACTTAAGGGTGGCGTTGGGAAGTATGGTAGGCTTCTTGGTTGGCTCTATGTTGGCGATGCTACTGTTTCCCTAAATGAACAGATGATTACTGAAGGATATGCATGGGCATATGATGGTGGAACCAAGAAGAAAGATTTTGAAGAATTGCGAGAGATTCGTAGGTCGTTTGGAACTCTTGTAGAATAATGGACATACAAAAGGCAGCTAGTACGGTTACAGCAGTAGCAGTTGTTGGCACTGGTACTGTAGTTGGTGGTAACTATCAGATTGATAAGATGCAGGGTGGTCCTCAGAAGAGAGAGGATGCTAAGATAGAAGCAATCAGACAGGTGGTTAGAGAAGAAATATATATACAGTTAGTAAATAATTGGCCTAAGAGTTCTGGACCTGTGAAAGGTATTACAGTTCCTAAGCAAGATTATAAAAAACAAGTTCCACAATAGAGGTAACATGACAGACAAACCTGAAGTATTCACAGTACAAGACAGTCAAGAACTACATGGTCTTAACATAGAACTGGTAGGTATGAATTCTGAGATGATGGATCATGAAGCAGAAATCCATTCTCTTAAATCACAAATAGCAGGACTCAAAGCACAGATGGCAGAAACTGCATATCAAATGCAACGGGTTTACAATAACATTCAAGATCAGTGTCCACAACTTGGATTGGATTCACCTGATGCTAATGGAGCAATTACTTCTGCTTACCAACCTGCATATGAAAAGGCACTACAATCATGACACAATCACTTAAGTGGGTCTTTAGACTTATCTTTATAGTGGTTGGATTTGAACTGGCAATAGTATCTTCTACTATTGCTGGTTGCTTTGTTACTGATAAGTGTGATGAAGAAGACACACGAGCAATTAAAGAAACCATGAATGGTTTAGCAACTAAAGCATTTGCATTGTATGCTGCAGAGAAAGCAGGTCAAGCAAATGAATTAAAAAAGAAAGAAGTATGTCCCAAATGCGGTGAATGATTATGCCTGATGAAACAATTAATAAAATTGATGCCCAACAGAACAGCAGGATGGCTGTGTTGGAGCAGCAAATAAAAGATCTTAAAGAAGATGTAGATAGAGTAACTCAAGAAGAGAATGAAAGACTGAAGGGAAGGATTCGTCACCTTGAGAAGTGGGTTGCTGGTGCTGGTGCTGTGATTGGTGTTGCTGTAGCAGGACTTGGGTTAGTAGAAGTAACTGACTTTGGTTTTGCAAAGACTGGTACGCATGTAGAACAACATAGAGATTACTTTAAAAATATACTTCATCCAGCAATGGTTAGAAGTAATTGGTTAGGTCCAGACTATATTAATTTGGAAGGACAATCAGCACCTGAATGGATTAAGAGTAAATGAGTCATCCTAATGGTTACACTAAAGAAGATATTAAAAGGATCTTAGGAACTTCTTGGCCACAAATGCCTGAAGACCATGAGACTGGTAATCAGAGAAGAAGGAGAATAGGTAATGAGATGAGAGCAGGGTTGAGACCTTATC